CAATCTTTGTTTACTTTTTTATTATCTAATCTAGTATATGATACTTGATTTGCTTTTGTTTTATAGTATGAAGCAAACTGTGAAGAATTTGTAAATTGTTTACCAGACTGAGTGTCAAATAAAACGGGTTTACCTTTAATTATTTCATAAGCAATGCTATGACCACCACCCATTTCCCACATCATCCCAATTTCACCACGACTTCGCTCGGGTTGATCTTTAAGTGCTTTAAATATAGCATCTGGTGCTGTTTTAGTGGTCAAATTTTTATCTCTAATAAATTTATCTTTAATTGGATGTGCGCTTTTAAGAATATTATTTTCCCCTAAAGTTCGGTAATTAGCTTTAACGCCTACCGCTTTCTTAAGACTGGTTCCTGCTTGACCTGTAGCGTCTATTGTTTTTGTAGCTTTAACATCATAACCACGGCGTCGCATTTCATAGGTCATAGTGCATCGACGACAATTTGTATTTGTTCCAATTTTTGGATAATCAGGATTCACTCCAGGAACAACTTTTTTCATAATATCATCAGATGACATATTCTTTTTAGCTAAAGACGAATCTCTTTTATACGAAAGTTTTTCTCCATGTAGAAATCGATTTCCACGATTAACTAAAACTCTTGCTGTGCCACCGTCAAGAGTATTAAAAGTAACTTTTGAAGCTCCCCAGACAGCAAGGGAAACAGGAAGACCAGCCCCAGTGGTAGCAAGAGACGGAGCCCATGATGATAATTTAGAAACTACCATTTCGCCACGACCTTCAGCTAACAAAACATCCATTTTAGACATTTTAGAGCCACCAGTTGTAGTTCTTGTTTTCGCATTAGCGCCAACTCTACCACCAGCTCCTGGTTCATTTCGAACACCCCAGCGCATTCCCTTAACGCCAAAATGAGCTAAAGCTTCTTCACGTGTAGGTTGAGTCATTCAAAAGCCTCCTTATTTGCTTTATATAAAAATATTAATCTAAAACCCCACGCTCAAACCAATATAATTGCATAGCTCTTGCATACTGGTTCCGATCATGAATATTATAAGCTTTATTAGTTAAGAAAAGCGATCCGACAAAAGTTGCTCCAGCAGCAGCAATAACTAATTGTTTTTTTGTTGGTTTAAATGATGTATGTGGTTTTGAGATCGGTTTTTTCGTAGAAGTATTCGTTGAAATAGTTGACGGTAAAGTCTGATTTCGAACGCCCCATCTCATTCCCTTAACACCAAAATGAGCTAATGCTTCTTCCCGTGTTGGTTGTGTCATTCGAAAGCCTCCTTATTTGCTTTATATGCAACATAAGCATCCATTAGTGCTGCAACATTATCAATCTTTTCGTCTTGCCGCTTCTTAAGAAGCTTTCGGTTACCGTTAGTATCTTCAAGTGTGATAGCATTACCCATGGCAAATGACATTAGTTCTTGATCAAATATAAGCATTCGCTCTTCGCTAAAGATTTTTAACTCACCAAGAGGAACCGACTCAGTGCGAGCACCTTGAATTACTTTTTCAATTCCGTAAGGTCCATTATCTTGCTCCCAACGCGTGATAAACTCCTTAGCGTTATAAGGGTCAAACCCAAGGGTGCGAACATCATAAGAAGAATCTTCAATAAATCGGTCAAGGTCATCGTAAACCTCCATCATATCCAAAACTGTTCCTTCTAGAACATGCAGACTTCCTTCTTTAATAAACTGCTCATACTTTAAACGCATCGCTGCAGGAAGTTTCATAAGAGTCAATGATGAAATATAACTTCGTGTCTTTACACCAAAAGAGCCGTTTGAGAGTGGAAATAGGAACGTAAATGCACAGAAGTCATCACCTTGCGATAAGTCAGCACCAAGAGAACAAGGCATTTCCCAAAACTCAGTTGGTCGATGAGGAAGTGTTTCTTCATAAGTAAAGAAGTATGTATAACCTTCCATCGGAATTCCAAAGCGTTTAGCAAGAATGTCATTTCTAGAAGCAGGAGCTTTTTCAGCTCTCTCAACGTCTAGCTGATATGTTTCATAAGAAACGGTAAGCCCAATGTTAGGATTTGCTTTAGGCCACATTTCAGGTTGTGCTACTTCCGTAACATCGTCAAGTTTGTAATGCCAGATAGAAACATGCGGAGCATAGTATTCCCCTTTAAGAATACTAGCGAGTTCCATTTTGATTGTATCACCGCTACCATTTCGAACAGTTCCCTCTGAACTGATAGCAACAATCAAATAGTCTTCTAACTTAGAAGCTCCTTGTTCAACAGCACCAACAATGTCTTCTCGAATGTCACCAGACAACCATTCATCAACTGTAGAAACTTTAGGTCGTAATCCTTGAAGTTTGTTAATAGACATAGGTCGAACTTCAAGCAAAGATCCGGTAAGAAAGTTCTCAATACCCTTTTTAGTTGAGGCTAGTTTCACCCTATTCATACGGTTGCCTGTTGTGTTCTGCAAGGAACCTTCTGTTAAGAATTTAAACAAAGGCCCTTTAGCTCGAACAATAGATGTACGAATAGGGGAAACTACCTCGTCTGCTTGTTTCATTGTTGGCGCAGTAGTAATCTGATGAGTTGTCGTAGTGTCTACGTTAATGTAATAGCTTTGAATGCAAGAAGCATACATTGATTTAGCTGCACCACGAGCGACAATCAAGTATTGCTTAGTTGTAAGACGCTTCTTGATAACCTTTGTGACGTAGTGCCCACCTCGGTCACCTTCAGATGGTTGGTAGACACTTCTTTCAACAAAGTAATACCAACCAAAAATTTGTTCAGCCCATAGTTTGAAAGACGGAAGGAGCGATAGATCGCCACCATCAGTAAGAGTTAACTCGTTTTCGCAGTAACGAATGAAACCATTAACAGCTTGGTCATCGTAATAAAACTTAGGGTTTTCAATTAAAGCATCAATACGATTCATCTCCATAGAGATTTCACGATTTACAGGAATGTCACCACGAATGACTGCATCTCGAAACTCGCCATAATAGATTGGCACTGCTTTATTAGAAAGAGTCATTTATGCCTTCTTTCTATTATGTAAAGTTAATTCTTCTTTAAATTCTCAATAGCTTGTTTCATTAGAAATTGAGCACCCTGGTTTGCTGCTTGTTGAAGAGCTTGCGTTCCAGCCCTAGTTAAAATCTGAGTCGCGTTCTTTTTTAATCGAGTTTTTGTATCAGGAGGTGTAAGTCGAGCCATTTGTTGCTCTAAATTTAATCTAGTTACTAAGTCTTGCATTTCCCGATTAGTTAAAGAATTGACTCCACTTTTTCTTAGTTTTTGAGAAAGAGCGGCTGCTTTAACAGCCTCATCAGAAGCTGGTTGTCGAGCTCCACCAGAAGTTTTTAATTTTGATGTTCCTTTAGGTTGAGCTACAATAACAGGTGTTGGAGTTTTAGGTTTTTCTGGAGCTTTAGTTGATGGCGTAGTAGAGTCACGCCTAACACCCCAACGCATACCTTTAACACCAAAGTGTTCTAAAAATTCTTCACCGAGAGAAGTCTGATCCAGATTTTCAATATTCTCTTCCATTTTGACCTCTATTCCGGAATGACTTTGACTCGAGGATTAGGCTCAAAGAATTCTTTGGCTTGCTTGTTGTTAAACACACCAGTCTCTTTGTAACCCTTTTTCTTCTGCCACTTCTTAACAGCTTCTTCAACAGACTTAGTGTATTTGTTTCCAGGTCGGTTTAAACTCAACGGTTTAGAAACCTTAAGAAATCCACGACGAATCAAACGATAGCGAAGCTGCTTAACAGATTCTGAATCATCAACACCAGGCTTTAATTTACGGACTAAGACCTCAAGATGGTTCTCAAACTCAATGTTTAAGCCGCCAAGATCTTCGCTCCAACCGAGATACCTATAGCCCCAAGCTCGCTCAAACCATCCCAAAGGAACAGTCGCCATAACTCCTGGGCCACCAGCATCGGTAGAGCGAACCATTCCATTACCAACGTAAAGAACGATGTGACCATGCGCTCCTCCTTTGTAATAGACAGGCGCCCCAACAGGAATGTCTTTACCTGAATGGCGCTTTTTAGCATTTAACCACTGCCCAAAAGCATCTGGGTACCAATGGTTAGTTGGATAAATTTCCTGACATTCCCAGAGGCATTTATTAACTTTATTGGTTCTTTTTTCTTTAAATGCTTTTGCTGCTTGTCGTCCAGTTTTCATGTGTGTGCTCCATTTACAAATCCTGGATTTTGTTCGTCAGAATCATCAGGAGGAGGAACATCAGTCGATGGCTCGACATAATTATACTCTTCAGCTGTCTCAACAATTGGAGCATAATCAGTTTCTAGAATAGCAGGAATGCCTTCATACTCTTCAAAGAATTCACTAATATTAGTACTCACATTATCCTCCATTTTCTTCATCTACTTCTTCTAATTGTTTCTTTTTCCTTTTCCTCTTTTTCTCACCAATTTCATACTCATCAAATTTAGTATGATCTTTAGGAAAATAATAAGAAACAATAGTGATAATAGCCATGCTGATCGCTGCAGCCAAAGATCCAATAGCAGTACTCCAAGCAGGATCTAACATAGCATCAATATTAAAAAAAATATCACCCCATTCCATCACGACTATCAGCCCTCTCCAAGAGGAAAGCGCCGGCTGCCATTGTCATCATTGCAATAGGAAACATAAATCCAAGCCCTCCTCCGTCTATCAACAAACCAATTCCTCGAAAGGCCCAAGCACCTACAGCAAAGACTAACCCAATTTCATATAATTTTTGGCTTCTAATCATCCAAGCATAAAACATAGACCCAACAGAGATCAACGCAAGCAGACCAAGCATTGGTGGAATTGATGCTGGCGTAGTAACTAAAGTTTTACCTTCTAACAGCTGAAGGAGTGCATTAATTCCCACCGTTCCAGTAGCTAAAATAAGACCTACTGCTAAAGGTTTAAATGGTCGATTTAGAATCTGAATAGTTGGAATTTCAGCTCGAGTCATGTGAGCCCCCAACGACATTTGAATCATCTCCTTTGTATGATGGTGCTTTCGGAACACCAAGGAGCCACCCAAACGCTGGATCAATCTTTCGTTCTAACCAAGTAACAGCAGCATAATATAACGCAGTACAGATCGCAACAAGAGCTGTAGTTAAAGTAGCAGAAGTTTCTTCGTCAATGCCAATACCTTTAGCTGCGCCCCATGCAATAGCAGCTCCAACTGCTGAAGGGACAAGCGTTCGAATAATAGCAATGATAGGATCGTTCAACATTGCGACTCCTTTTTAATTGTGTTTAAGAATTACCTCGAGGCCAAAGTTGACCTTCAGTCGGGACTTGTGGTGTTTCTTGGCCACCTATAGACCAAGCACCGGTGGTTCCAGTTATATAATCACCTGTACACATACCTATTTGATACCCAACAATGCTTGACTCAGTTACAGCGGGCCCAGCCATTAGGCTACCTTAAATGCGACGCCGCAGTTACTTGGCCCGCCGACGTAGTTTTTGGGTACTCGATATGTCCCCGAAATTCCATTTACAGTTCCACTTAGAACTGTACCACCAGCGCGTTGTTCATAGGAAGTACAAACCATATTTAACAAAGGATCATTATCACCAAAAGTTGCAATCGGATACAGGGGAGCTTTGGAAAGATAGGAAGCATTAGAGTTTGACACTATACAAGAAGGAGGAGCCCAAGCACTCGAAGTTACAGGATTTCGAGCAAACACATTTCCACCAGTAACATTCACCGCGCGAATTGTTGATTCACCTCCAGATGTCGAAGTCGTATCTGTAGTAGATCCAAAATAAGTTAACACATAACCCATTGAATTAGGAACTCCAGATTTTGACGTTCTTTCTAACATAAATCCACTTTGATAGTTAGTACTCTGAGACACATTGGTAAATAAAACAATTCCGGTCTCAGTTCTTGCACCCACCAAACCGCCATCAGCTAAAGAACTCTGTTGGCAAATAAGATATCCACTAAAACCATAACCACCAACAGTCCCACTACTATGTGTAGTTCCTACTGTTAAAGTTATCCGGAATCCATAATCACCCGAAGTAATCAATCCACGACACCAAGCAACTCGCAAATATAAATCAATACAATCAGCATCTGCCAATTTGTAAACACGAGCACCTGCCTCTGCCTGCCCGGTTGTAGGCATAGCAACAGTTGTGAAATCAATATTACTGTACTCTTGCGTTAGATTCAAAGCAATAAGTGTATCATGCCATGCTTTTGCCCAAATGCGAAACCCAGCATCTGTGGCTCCCCATGTCACTAAGGATGTTTCTACTGAAGTTGTTGCCATTACTCACTCCTAACCCACGTGAATGTAACAGTAACTGTGTCTGTTGATCCACTTAAATTGGTAATTGACAAAGGAACCGTATCTGTTGCATCAACAGTGTAACCATCCACAACTGGAGATAACCACCAAACTAAAATAGACGGAGTTGTTACTAAATCCAGAATAACACCATGAACACCAGTCGGATCTGTACCAACAGCCCTAGCAGAATCTGCTGTTCGACTTGTTGTGGAATCATAAACTCGAACTCGTGCTGAAATATCAGTTTCGACTTTTAATAAACGATACCCTGGTTTTAGCGTGACTGTTGTTTCTTCCGAGGCATTATTGGCTAACGCTGATGTTGTAATTTCGGAGGTAGTTCTGGAAACAAAGCCACCGTCAGCTCCTGCTGGTCCAGGCTCTCCTTGGATTCCCTGAGGTCCGGCTGGGCCTGTGGCTCCGTCAGCTCCTGCTGGTCCAGGCTCTCCTTGGATTCCCTGAGGTCCGGCTGGGCCTGTGGCTCCGTCAGCTCCTGCTGGTCCAGGCTCTCCTTGGATTCCCTGAGGTCCGGCTGGGCCTG